ACTCTTATAATTTTCTAAGGATGCATACGCAATTCCTAATTCTTCACCTGACAACGCAGACGGTTGTTCTACTTTACCACTAGTGTCCTGGATCCACGACACGTAGTCTTCTGCATACTGTTTAGTTAATACATACAAATCAATGATATTATTTGGACTAGGATCAATTCGACGATAGTTAGGTGTGTTATGTCTATATTGGAAATAGATATCCTGACGACCCGATTTTGCTGTGTATCCTGTAACTTCTGATATATTGTATTGAGATCCTGTAATAGTCAATTGATAAAATTTATTCAAACTAGGAATATAAAATAGTTGTCCAGTTTGATATAGAGTTTTAGCAATTATAATTTCGTTTAATGTATTGTACAAACTAACCACAGTAGAGTTGTCTATTGGTGATTGTACTACAAAGTTATCATAACCGTATGTATTTTGGAAGTAGACATATTTGTCATCTGTGTTGACCGTAGGAGCTACAATTAATTCAAATAGTTCAGGATTGTCGGGTATACCATCGTAATCTGAGTCTGGGAATGTTATAAAAATCTTTTTAGGATTTTCGTATCCGTCAACCTCGATGATGTTTTTATATATGTACCACGTGTAATCTAATGCCAACTGTTCGCTGCTGTCAGGGCTATTGTTTACTTTAAGAATTTTGATCTGGTCATTGATTGTTACACCTGTTTTTGGATCAAAGACTTTAACCGCATCATCAAAGTAAAAATTAGTCTCTGCCTCGCTTTCAAATACATAATTTAATCCACGATAGTATACAGTATATGTTTGACCTAGAGTTTGGAATCTGATTAACCAACTACTGTCACCATTTTGGCTCGATGTATCTCCAGCATAACTCAAACTGAATTCATTGGTGCTTAGGTCTGCGCCTTGTATTAATTTCCAACTTACAGAATCTACATCATATCTTAGACCAAAGTCTTCAAAGGCCTGTATCTTACTAACCATTGTTGATATCAACGACGGTGAAAACTCATTATTAAATACAGCAAATACTTTATCTGCAATTGCGCCGTCGGGTACTATCTGATTAATTGTTATTGGTCCAGCACCTGTAGAAAGATTACCTAAACCACCGTTGGTGCCATCACCGACTATTTTTTGGATAGCAGAGTAGATATAATATTTGTCGCCCGGCTTGCTTGGAGTCCCTACCTGTACACGATTCTGAGCATCAAAATAATTGCCAGCACCTGCACTAAATCTAACAATCGCACCTTGTACTATATATTTGTTTGCACTGGCAACTAAAGATCCTATTTGTAGAATTTTTCCTGCACTGTCAACAAAATATCCTGTATTGCCGTTGTTAATAGTAGTACTATAATGCCAATATATGTCAGATAAGTTGATCAACGGGAAATTTGCATAAAAATATTGCAGTGTTTCTTGTTCGCCCGCAATAGGTTTAACATTATTGTTGATGATCTTGTAAATATCATTGGTTGTTGCATAGTCAAAAGTAAATGAGTTTACAAACGGATCTCTGTACAAAACACCGTCCTGACAGAAAATATTCGTCGATGAATACTTACCAGTGGCGTCAATGACATCTAGATAGCGACTTACGCCTGAACTGGTACGATTTACTGCTTTAGCTTTTAGTACGTCATTAAACAGTGTGTAAGGCAAGATATTATAATCTTCGCCGGTTACCATACGATTTTGTGTGTAGTACTGTTGAGGTGCTTTTTGTCGAATTTCTTCAATCGTTTCTCTAGATACTGCATTTGCTACTGTGTATCTTAGACTTGCACGAATTGTTAATGTTTCTGTACGACCTGTTCGGCTTACATAATTAATAGGCATAACTACGCCTTGCATTTCGCTAGGTGTAATTTTATAGCTTAATCCATTAGACACACGATAATAGATACGGAAATTACCTTGTGGTATATTAGAGAATGCACCGTCACCGAACACTAGATCAATTTGATCATTTGCTCGGGTGACAACTTGATACATGTTTCTAGATTTAGATGATCCTTGATCACCTGTTTGATTATATATAATGTTTGTGGCGTTAACTGCTGGTACTGGAGTCCATAGTTGATCAGGATTGCCATTTTTGTCTATGCTGTACAACCACACGTCAGTGTTGTTAATGTTATCAACGTTAACGCTGTACACACGATTAGGAAGACTTTCTAAAAAGTTTACATCAACACTTGCTAGTGAGCCCTGTTTAAAATACAAGAAAAAGCCAGTGTTAACACTGAAATTACCTAGTCCGTCTGATTTATATAAAATATTAAAAGGTTGATTAGGAGTTGGCGGCACTTCGTAGATATAATTACGGCCTATGCCTGTTGGACTAACCATTTCAAACGGCGTTCTGCTTCCCTCAATACTAACATTAAATCCATACGTAGGAATTATACTATTGATTAGATTAATTTGATATTCACTATTAGTGATACCATTGATTATTTGACTATTGCTCGGTTTACTGATAGTTTGATTGGCCAACAGTGCTGAGTTAATAATTGCTGTAAACTGTTCCTGCCAGTTATCGTTACCGCTATCTGCCCAGTTAATAACTAATCCACTTAGATTGATGCCTGAACTATCATAAACAGTTTCCGTTGTGCTCACACTGTCAAATTTTAAATATCCGTGTGCATTGTTATTACGTTTAGGATTGTAGCTGATTAGTTTAGCAAGTTTAAGAATACTGTCACGACGTTGTGCAGTATCCATAAAGTTTTCACGTGCATTTAAATCGCCGCGGAATGCTAGACTTTGCCCTAAGAAGGCAATAAGATCGATTAAGGCAATGAACTCACTTGATTCAATAAAGTCGTTGAAATCTTCCGGATAATAAGTGCGAAGATAATCAACCATACTTTTACGTAGAGTTTCAAAGTCGTAGCTCTTAAAATCCGCATTGCGGAACGTTTGATATAGTTTAGTCCAGTCTTCTGCGACTAATAAGCTAGTCTGTCTTGTGATGGTTGCCATACTTTTTTCCTGTTATACAGTATTTATCGCAGGAAATTATGTGTGCAGTTAATTATAAAACCGATAAACTATTGCTTTGATTGTCGAACTGTAGGCTCATATTGTCAACTTGATTAGTCTGTAGATATCGCAATGTTAACAGAATTTGAATACCTTGATCAAATTCTGAAACAACGATATTGTCAAAACTAACACGAGGATCGTAATTAGCAATAGTTTTAATATCTGCTTGGATTAGATTTTTAAGATCATCCGTAAATGGCTCATGTAATACGTTCCAGATTATAGTTCCAAACCCCGGGCGCATGAGCTTTTCACCTTTGCGGATGTGAAAGTGATTAACGATGTCTTGTTTAATTAGTTGTTGATCGGTCAAACGAAACTTTTTAGTTTGTCCGATTGTACTAAAACCTTTATATGTAGTCATAGTAATATTTAGCCCCTATTAAATGGCTCGTGTGTTGGCGCTATTGTGACAATAGAATTAAGCACATTGGCATTACTGGTCCATACACCTATATCAGAATTAAACTCAGCATCGCTCAGTGAGTTTATTATAGCCTGCGTGTTGGCTGCTTTGTTCATATAAATGTTACCAACTGCGTGCATATTAATATTTTGATCACTGTGAATATTAACGTTGCCTTCACTGCGCAAATTAAATCCTTCCTTGCTAAAAATATTAATACTACCGTTAGCAGACAGTTCTACCCAACTTGATCCTTTAGCATGACTAATATAGACAACATCTTCAGTGTCATGGAATAATATTTGGTGACCACCGGCGGTGCGTAGTCTAACCAGTTGGTCGTTACCTATTACACTACCGTCATCCATAACAAACGTATGTCCACCTTTGCGTGATTTAACTCGATAATACTCTTCAGGAATAGTTCCTGCTGTTAGTCGCGCTATGTACGTAGGATCATCTGCTGGATCATTTGTTGGACGTCCTGGTGTGCTGATTCCAAATACATGACTAGGAGTTTCACGTTGACTACTACTAGATATTGTTCCCCTAATAGTATCTTGATGTAGTCCTTGATTTTTTAACACCGCATACTGTGTTTCGTGTATTGGTTTATCTATACTATAAAAATTTGGGTTACTTTGATTTTCTGATTTATTTTCGTTAAATTCTACCACAGGCACCGTAGTACCATTGACGTAGCTGGCTAATGTTGCAGCACTAGCCCCACCAAGATCAACAAATTTGCTGCCAGCCATTGCAGGTAACATGTGTCTGCTTAGATTACTGTTTACACAGGCTATCCAATAACCTCGCATCGGATCTCCTGCTACAAATATAACAATAACTTCTACACCAATATCTGGTGGCACCATCCACATACCGTAGGTATGACCTACAGATCCAAAATTATTTTGTGTATCTGGAATATCGCTTTGACTTATTTCTGTGCTGGTGTAGCCCATATATGGGCTAGCGTAACTTACTGTGCGCCAATTAGTTTGATCATCTGGATTTCCACCTAGATCAGGAATATAAATCTGCATACGACCGCAACGAGTAGGGTCTAGATTATTCTTAACAATACCTATATACGGATAGGGATTTAAACTAGTAGCCGCTGCTTGACTGGCCTGCAGATTCTTATTGACTTTGGTTCCTATTCTACTATCGATAGCCATTATGTTGTTCTTCCAATTAATTTTGTAGGTGCTAAGTTATTAATTTTAGCCAACTCTTGTTGCGCTCGAGACTGTAATGATCCTAACTGACCACTAACTTCATTCAACGGCGGTCTTTTGAAAAGCTGTGCTGCGTCGTCGGCTGTTGCCTTTGGTGGTGTTCCTATGCTTAATGCAGCCGTGTTGGTTGTAGCTGAAGATATGAACTGCGGTTGTAGGTCTGATGCACGTTCATCTACTGCTGGTTTAGGAGGATACACATAGTCATAGTCTGCTTGGTATGGAATACGTATCAAATCTAAGGTCTGTGTAAATTGTCCTTGTTTAAATTCGCTAGCTACTGTTAGTACTTTGTATATACCCGAAAACACACTAGTTTTATAATTATCATTGAATAATGTCATACCTGTTGATTCATCTATGTCAGTTGGTGTTCTAAACGTGAGCAAGACATAGATTTCACCATAGTCTGTACGTAGACTATTATTTGGCGTCAGTCTAGGATCAAATTGAATAATATTACTGTTCAGCGGACTATAAAAGCAATCGTCCTGTTTGATAAATTGAGGATCACCAATAATTTTCAGTTGCACATTTAGCATGTCTGCTGAACTTAATGTCATTAAACTATCTTCTAAGTCAGCAACTGCTACGTTTTTAGCAGATATAACACCGCCGGTTGCACGACTCTTAGCATTAAATACCTGCGGTTTCATTACCATTGGCATTACACTGTTTGCGCTCTGTGTAGCACCTTGATATGAATCTGAGTTCTTAGCTGCTGATGAAGTTTGTGCACCGTCAGGTACTTTGTAGATATCCGCTAGAGCACTTCTATAGGCTGTCTGTGCAGTATAATACAAGGTATTAAATTCAATATTAAAATCCATAACATCTGAATTTTCACCGGTGTAAAGATAGTTGTATTGTTTTACAAAGTTGCTAATTTTACCTTGTGGTGCTACATCTGATTTAACATTATAAATCACATAAGGTACAATTGAATAAGTGATATTTCTGCCATAGATCTTACGTACTGGATCAAAATCGCCTAATTGAATTGAGGGAATTATTCTGTACCAATTCAAAGGTTTGTTAGCAAACTTGGCTTTTTCTTGAAGATAAGTCAGCGGATCTACACCATCGGGAATTACAACTTGATTTTGTATATACGAACTGTTTCGTATTACGTAATCAATTACTCGATCAATACTAGTACCTGCGCTAATACTAAAATTACGTTTTGTTGTGTTGAACGATTTGGTATTGTTTCCGGCATTAGCTAGGCGAATATTCTTGGTATTATTAACTGGTGCCATCGGAGTGTCGCGATTGGATATAGATCCTGTTGCCGAAAACGTCGCACTAGCTATACTAGGATGCACATCAAAACTGTATGTATCTGGCACTCGTATTTTATGATTTTTAGCAAGATTACGGTGCCATGTATTCAATGCGTCGGCGAAGCTAACATCCTCTGAGGTGCCTGCTGTTAAAAATTCGCCCACTGTACTAGAAGTTATTTCAAAATTTGCCGGAGTTCCAATTACAGTCTGTTCAAATGCTGTGTGGTTATAAGGCACTGCATTGATTTGATATTCAGACCCACGCACTCCCGTTTTAATATTCATTTGCGTTATCTTAATAGGCACTCGCTTAGTCGTCTCAGGAATAGCGCCTACTATTACACCAGTGTCGTCACTGGCAAAAAAGTCTATTTGTAATAGATAAACCATATCTAAATAATTACTACAGTTCATCTCCGGATCGTTGGCCTGATCTAATAGTCTGTTGATCAAGGTCATGCCGTATGGTTCTAGTAGTGTAAAATTAAATTCTATAGCATTAGTATTGCGACTGGTTTGATTTACACCAATCACTGTGTTCATTGTTAGTCCATCAAAGTAAAAGTCATCACTGAAGTATGGACTCCTGTTAAATACCCCATTAGGACCATTTGGCATAACTCCGCCAGTTTCTGTATTATATCGGCCTGCACTTGCAATCAATACTCTAATAGGTTGATAATTTACAAGTTGCCCTGATACTAACCCGTTGTATTCGTCCGTAGTCAACAAATGTAGACTTAGTCCGTAGGTGTAGCTAGGATATTGATGAAGTATATTTTCTAAGGCCTGAGTAAAGTCTAATTGTCCAGGGAACGGATTATTAAATTCAGTACCAGAACTCGGCGTTGCACCCGGATTTACACGATAAAATGGATCTATCTCAGGTTCGTATTGCGGAGTCTCTGTAGGCACCGGTGTTGGCGGTTTTGGTCCTAGACTAGGAGATGGGCCGCCACCGCCACTATCTGCAGCACTGGCCAATGTAACCGTACCGGCTCTATATCCTTCTACCTTATGTATTACCTCCAGCATTGCACGTTGTTGTGCAGGAGTCATTTGTCCTAATACTGTCTTGTCAGTTATTCCAGACACACCCGCAACAATAGTTTTAATATATTTTTCTGGGTTACCTTTTTGGCCTGTTGCTGTTTCAACCACAGGCGGAGTGTACATAAACATTGCATCACGCAGGGTTTTACTTGCGTAATTTTGTTTAGTACTACCTGGAACAAATAATAGTCGACGTTGGGCTTCTAATCCCTGCTCATATGTAGCAAATACTGGATCACCGTAGACGTCACGTCCGATAACTCCTTGTGCAGCGGTAGCATTAACTAAGTTACCAGGATTGTTGTTTCGCCAGTTTCTTGCACCGGTTACTTTGACCGTTTTACCGTCAGCAGTTGTTGCAACAACATATCCTTTACCGGCGCTGACTACTTTGGTATAATTTGGTGCTGGAGATACAGCCATATGTTATAGCCCCAATGCCGACATAAGTGTTTCTTTTTTAGGAATGTAGATAACACTTCCTGGTATAAAATCAAACACTGGATCTTGTAATATGTTTGGGTTCCTAGCAGAAAACACCCACCACAGTGATGTATCGTTATACAGGTCATATGCTAACAAGTCTGGACGATTTTTGTATACTGCATCTATTTCATAACGAACATCACTAGAGTAGTAAGGTATCTCTGGAATAGTTGCTATATCTAAAAAGAAACTATAAGTAGACGTACTTGCATACGGGCTAGTTTTGCTATATTTTACAGCATTTGACATTAGATAAATCCTCCTAGGCCACGACGATTGTCTTGTAACAGTTTGCCAGCGGCAAATTTATTTAGATCAAATCGTTGGTGCAGATTTCTACGACTGTACACTGGTTTAAGTGTAATTGTGATACTGCTAGTTGTTGGCACTCGTGTTTTTGTTACAATATTTTGAAACTCTGTTCTTTTACGCTGTTGAGACGCGGCCCCTAATGAACGTAGCAGACTAGGTACATACTGTTGTTCTTCAGCGGAAAGATTTACCGACCCTCTAATTGTGTTTTCAGCTTGCATATCTACATCAACTAAAGATGTTGTAGTTACAGGTATTTCTATATAGTCAACATCGGGTGTTAGTGTGTGTTGAAAACTGGATACTACACACGGAACATGCGGGAAGTAGTGATCGCCATATCCATCTAAGAATACCATCGGTGGAGGATTACCTACATTATTTCCAGAACCAAAAAACATTTTAGTAGCTGCTCTAAAAAAGTATATTGCTGCCATTAGATACTTACCTTCATCAATGCTCTGTACAGTAAAATCTCCAGTGATAGTAATGTCTTGAACTTCACTATTGTTATAAAATTGCATTGGGTAATTACTGTGTGTCAACGGACTCGAAGTATAATTGGCCGCATGGGTTACTGATATACTAGGTGTGTATGGAAAAATTACACCATTTGTTTCAACTAGCGGACTCATAATATTCATATAGTTATTAGAGTCTTTATAAAATATATGTGCATTTTCTGCCAAACTGACTCTTATACGCCAGTCATTATTGGCTGATGTAGCTGCGCCGCCGCCATTAATACTCTGAAATGCTACACTAGGTTCTGATGCTGGTTCAGCGTTTTCTCCGCCTTCTCTCAGCCCGCTGGCTGCAAGACGAGCATTTTTTGGATCTTCTAATCCTGAAGTTGTAGGATCGTATCCACCGCCGCCTTCTTCAGTTTGTTCTCCATAGTATCCGCCCGAATAGTTAGGTGCTAGATCATAGTTTTCACTAATAGCCGCGTCGCCGCCAACGGCTGTAGAACTAACACCACCATAAGAATCAGGATCGTAACCGCCACCGGAATCACCTGTGCTTTCACCATCGAATTCTTCAGAGGTCATAGTGTATGGTTCCGAAGATTCTACTGTAGGTTCAGTGGTAGCTATGAACCCGTCTGCTGTGTTATCAGCTTTCGGTGGAGGATCTTCAAAAGGATTTTCGTCAGTTGCTTCGCTGGTTATAGTTGGTTCAACAATTTGATTAGCCGGGTCAGTTTCTGCAAGTATAAGATTAGTAGCAGCTTCTTGCCCTTCTGGACTTTCTAAATTGGCTTGAGCTTCGGCGCTAACTATAGGTGTTGTATATGTTGCTGCCTTTTCCCCTGGGTTAGTCAGAGCAGGTGTATAATAGTAAGATCCGTCTTCTCTATAGTTAATATAAGGAGAAAGTCGTTCTTTTTCTTCGTTAGTTAATTCTCTTGCCATATTATCAAAAGCCTCTTGTATAACGTATTTATCGGCTATATAATAGTAGTAGTTAAAAGGAAACCAGCAACTATGAGAAAGGTCAATTATCTTAATAATAAAGATATTTTAAAAGAAATTCACAAAAGCAAATCAACATATTGTAGTTTTGCTAGCCCTAGTGACAAAGACTACGATATGATTGTATCTGGTGTTGCTAGTATCAATAAAAAGCACATAGAAGAAGCACGCAAGTCTCGAATTGAACGATTAGCAAAAGAATTACAAGAACAAGATCTACTTAACGGTATTAAAAAGAAATTAGATGAATACGCTGCCCCGTTAAAAGACACCCCAAGCACAGATGTTGTATTTCGTGTTATAACATGGGACCATATTCCAATTGACGAAATGAAGCAAAAGAAAGCAGATGCTAAACTACGTGAAGAGTTAGAAGAAGAAGACAATTTTGAGACAGAGTACGATGATCCTGACATGCAGATCAAAGCACCGGCAAAATATACTAAATGTAATTTTCCTCCGTTCCAGCACTATAAAGTAGATGCGGATAATAAACCATATCTAGTAGGAAAAAGCCACTGGAAAGGCGATTTAGAAAAAGGCAAGTTTAGTAAAGATCACGGACAGATGACTCCTAAATTAGCACACATGTTTATCAAACTATGTGAACGCTATGCTACACGTAGTAACTGGCGTGGTTATACCTATAACGATGAAATGCGCAGTCAGGCATTGTTACAGTTAAGTCAAATTGGTCTACAGTTTGACGAATCAAAAAGTCAAAATCCATTTGCCTACTACACAGCGGCAATTACCAACAGCTTTACACGTGTTCTAAACATCGAAAAGCGTAATCAAAACATTCGTGATGATATCTTAGAAATGAACAATTATACTCCTAGTTACACACGCCAAGGAGATTGGGGCGGTGGTGGCTGGAGTGCAGACGAGTAATTAAGTGTAACTCCAATTTTTAAAATTCTTACTCTTGCTTTTACATCGCTTGCTCACGTTATTTGCTGTAATGCCGTGAGCAATGCCTGCTTCTTGCAATGAGTTAAATTCTTGCCCATTGATTATTACTTGTTTGTACTGTTTAGGACGATTTTTCATTTTATTAAGATAGATATCATCTTTCCATAAAGATTTTCTTAAAGCTGACATTTTTTGTTTATGTGTAATATCAGTTTCTAATTTCTTTAACCCAGACAATGCCTGCTCCCTATAACTAGCATTAGTTGCCCACATAGTTTTAAGGTGTTTGCTTTTTACACTTTTTAAATATTCATAAACACGAGAAGTGATATTTCCAATGCGTTTATGATTAGCATTATTCCAAGTCAAGAACGCAGACATTGCTTGCGCCATCCTGTATTGGTCTTTATCCAATGTCATCTTTACTAATAGTAAATGACAGATATAATGTTCTCTGGCTGTAAGTCTTACTAAATTGTCTTTAGAATTACTGCCGCCCAAACTCTTTGGGATAATATGGTGAATTTCAGAATATATGTTAGTAGGAAGATTTCGTTGTTGTGCGGTAGTGATTATAGAATAATACCACGTGGTATATTTGTTTTGTAAATACATGTGCTGTAACTCCGTTTAGTTATAGAGCAGTTGGATATTTCCAGTATCGCGAACTGCACTTTTATTTATTCAAAATTTGTTGCTTTTTAAGTTTATACCTGCTACACTTATTATATGACTACATTATTCAAAAAAGCTGCTGTGTTTACTGACTTACATGTGGGGCTGAAATCTAATAGTCAGCTACATAACGAAGATTGTTTAAATTTTGTTAAGTGGTTTATAGACGAAGCAAAGAAAGAAAATTGCGATACTGTTATTATGACCGGTGACTGGCACAACAACAGGGCTGCTATCAATATTGTTAGCTTAAATTACTCTTTACGATGTTTAGAACTATTAAATGAAAATTTTAGTAAAATCTTTATTATACCTGGTAATCACGATTTATATTATCGTGACAAGCGCGATATAAATTCTGTTGTATGGGCGAAGCATTTACCAAATATTACTATTATTGACGATTTTCTTTCCGACGGCGACGTTATATTTGCTCCTTGGTTATTAGGGGATGAACATAAAAAACTCAAAAAAATGTCAAGCAAATATTTATTTGGACATTTTGAATTACCACACTTCTATATGAATGCAAAAGTACTAATGCCAGAACACGGTGAATTTAAACAAGATGATCTTGGCTCGTTCGATACTGTGTTTAGCGGGCACTTCCACAAACGTCAAACTAATAAGAACATTACCTATATCGGTAATGCTTTCCCGCACAACTACGCAGACGCCGGTGATGATGATAGGGGTATGATGATACTTACTTGGGGCGAGGATCCTGTGTTTAGAGCATGGCCTAATCAACCTAAATATCGTGTTTACGGATTGAGTGATGTGTTGCGTACACCAGAAACACTATTATTACCGCAGATGCACTGTCGTGTTAACATTGACATTGATATTACCTACGAAGAAGCTACGTTTATTAAAGAAACGTTCGTTGGTACATACAACCTGCGTGAGCTTACTTTAATTCCTGTTAAGAATATGGACATTGGTCAAGATATTCAATTAGGTAATATTGCGTTTGAAAGTATTGATACCATTGTTACTAACCAATTAACAAATATTAACAGTGATCATTACGATCCTAATCTTTTACTTGATATCTATAGGCACTTATAATTGTTCAGAATAAAAAATCTCACAGTACGTAACTTTATGAGTGTAGGTAATGCTACACAGGCCGTTGAATTTGATCGCCAAGACTTAACGTTAGTCTTAGGTGAAAACATCGACTTAGGCGGAGACGACAGCGGAGCACGTAATGGTACAGGTAAAACTACTATCATTAATGCCTTAAGCTATGGCTTGTATGGTACGGCACTTACTAATATTAAGAAAGATAACTTAATTAACAAAACCAATGCCAAAGGCATGTTAGTTACAATCGACTTTGAAGTCAATGGTGAAAGTTATCGTATTGAACGTGGTCGCAAGTCAAACGTACTTAAATTCTACATTGGTGATCAAGAGCAAGAAGCCAAAGACGACAATAGTCAAGGTGATAGTAGAGAAACGCAGCAAGAGATTGAACGCTTGCTAGGTATGAGCCACGATATGTTTAAACATATTGTCGCACTTAACACCTATACAGAACCGTTCTTAAGTCTCAAAGCCAACGATCAGCGCACTATCATTGAGCAGTTACTTGGTATTACTCTGCTGTCAGAAAAAGCCGATGCACTTAAAGAGCAGGGCAAGGCTACTAAGGATGCAATTCAGCAAGAAGAGTTCAATATTAAGGCCATAACCGACGCAAATGGCCGCATTCAAGAGCAAATTGAGAGCCTAAAACGTCGACAAAATATGTGGACTACCAAACACACAGAAGACGTAAACAAACTACAAACTGCACTAGATAATCTATTAGAGCTTGATATCGATACAGAAATTGCGGCTCACAAAGCGTTAACTACCCACAATCAAACACGTAAAGACATTGCTGACTTAGATAAGGCTATATTGCGTGCTGATCAGGATTTAGCACGCGAAGCTAAAAATATACAGAAATTAGAAGCCGACATTGCATTATTACGTGATCACAAATGTAGCAGTTGTGGTCAAGATCTGCACGACGACAAGCACTCAGAGATGTTGGGCGTTAAAGAAATTAGCTTACGTGAAGTACAAACATTACATACCCAACACGAAACAGATCTACAAGCATTGACTATAGCTAAACAAGAACTAGGCGAATTAGGAGTACAACCTCGAGTATTCTACGATAAAGAAGAAGATGCTATCCATCATCGTAGCACTGTAGCTAGCTTACAAACACAATTAGCGGGCAAAGTTGCTGAAACCGACCCGTATGATGAACAAATTGAAGAAATGAAAGCTACTGCATTGGCTGAAATTGATTACACAGTGATGAATGAGCTAATGCGTGTTAAAGAACACCAAGAGTTTTTATTAAAACTATTAACAAATAAAGATTCGTTTATACGTAAACGTATCATTGACCAGAACTTAAGCTACTTAAATGCACGCTTGGGCTACTACTTAGATAAGATCGGCTTGCCGCATATCGTTAAGTTCTTAAACGATCTAAGTGTAGAAATACAGGAACTAGGCAGAGAGTTAGATTTTGATAACTTAAGCCGTGGTGAACGTAACAGACTTATACTATCGCTATCTTGGGCATTCCGTGATGTGTGGGAAAGTTTGTATCAACCGATTAACTTATTGTTTATTGACGAGCTTGTTGACAGCGGCCTTGATTCCAGTGGAATGGAAAGTACTTTAGCAATACTTAAGAAAATGAGTCGAGAGAATAATAAATCAATTTGGTTAGTTAGTCATAGAGACGAATTAGTTGGTAGAGTCAATCAAGTGTTTAAAGTAGTTAAAGAAAACGGATACACCACTTACAGCTCAGACACTGATATTATTTAACGAGTTAGTAGATTGTTGATAAATAATAATATGTATTATGTATATTCATTAATTGATCCTAGAACAGACAAACCATTCTATATCGGAAAAGGTACAGGAAATCGCGTATTAACACATGAGAGTTTTAAAAGTAAATGTAATAATATACATAAAGATAATGTTATTAAAAAAATCTTAAAAGAATACAACTCTGTTCCTTATGAAATTATTAAAGATGGCTTTGTAACTGAAGCAGAAGCATACGATTTTGAAGAAAAAATAATCAAGCAAATAGGAATTGAAAATTTAACTAATATCTGTCAGACAAGAAGACCGCCACAACAACTAGGTATCAAGCGATCCGACGAAACTATTAAAAAAATAAAAGAAAATAGTAAAAAACAAGGGCACGATCGTACTATTGAATATGTTAAACAAAATAGTAAAGTGATATTCTATATTTTAGAAAATATAAACAATGGTATTAGGAGAGACACTGTAGTTAAACAATTAGATATCACAGTCGATCTATTTAATAAAGTAAAACACAAATATGTTATGTATGTTGATATTTTAAATATCCATACGCCTTATAAAATTACTCCTATTACTGTTAAAAAAATTAATGGTATGAAATTAAAAGTCTATTCAGACAATAAAGACATATTATTAGAGATGTATACTTTAATTAATCAAGGTCTGCGTCGAAAACAAGTAGCACAGCAATTAAACATATCCGTAGAATTTTATGATAGATTTAAAAATCAACAATTAGAATTTTATGAATATATTAATAAGAAATAATTTAGCCACCACTGTAGGTGGTTAAATAGACATAACAACAAGGAGACACATTATGTCAATTCATGAAGATATCTTAGCAGCAGTAGCAGTATACACAGAAGAAAGCGCAAAGTTTGAAGACAAAGGCGTTAAGGCAGCGGCAGCACGTGCTCGTGGTGCATTAGGTGACTTGGCTAAACTAGCTAAAGCTCGTCGTGCAGAAATCCAAGAGAAGAAAAACGCAATGGCTGCGAAATAAATAGCAGCATGACTTACGAATATCCTTGGACGTACAATGGTGTAATATTTGACTCTGAGGATATTCAAACTTATTATGGCTTTATATATAGAATAACTAACACCGTAAATGGCCACGATTACATTGGCCGCAAATACTTCATTACCATCAAAAAGAGACCACCTCTAAAAGGCAAGAAAAACAAAAGACACCAAGTCATAGAAACAGACTGGAAAGATTATTGGGGCTCATCACCGCGTTTAATGGCTGACATTAACGCACTAGGCAAAGAGAAATTTACTCGTGAGATTATACACCTGTGTAGCTCAAGAGGCGAAACTAATTACTTGGAAGCCTATTACCAATTTAAGGAAGATGTCTTGTTGCGTGAAAACAACTACAACGGCATTATTCAATTAAAACTTGGTAAAAATTCCGTAAAAGATTTAAAAATTACAAAATAGCCAATATCGCAGTTAATACTGTGTCATGAGGTGATCCTGCTCGCGTAATGGCCGCAGGTGGAACGTGTAGATTAGACTACACACATGACGGCACGGCATGATCAATTAGGTGTAAAAACCAAAAGATTCGGGCACTGAAACAACTCAACCCGAGAGCAAAAACATAGTTGGCTAACTACGGCTATGTGAGCTACCGCCAGATAAATCTAGAGTAGGGAGTACAGGCTGACCGCTTCCGTGTTTATGATAACAATCTCTTTTAGTTAGTGTGATGCCGTACTCGGATGATGCGACAGTTTGCAATTTGCCTCGGATAGGTAAATTGTGACTGATATCTGGATGATAACGTTTAAGAGCATATAATTAAATCAACTTAATTAAACGTAATAAAGAATAGAAGAAAAGGCTTTAGAGCGATAGCGATAAAGCAGATGTCGTTAGACATCTTAAACTAGTAGTCAATAAAAAAGACTATAAACATATAGCCTTTAATATGTACTTTAAGGATAATAATGAATTAAAAGAACGGCATTTTTGTTTTCTGTGTTGTTTCTAAGTTCTCTTTAATCAGCTTACCAATTAATTCTTTGTCTATTCGAGTTAACATCATTGCATCTTCGTAACTAATACTACCACGCATGTACCAACAAATACGTATTGCGTCATCTTTATAGGCTTTTGACTGCTTTTCCATATTGTCTAACAAGTCGACGATTTCCTCGTTAGACAGCGTCAAAAGCCTCATGCGAAAAAATTTGTTTGATTAAAGTCTACTTCTAATTTATATTCGCCTGTGCATTCGCTACAGTTGATATTCATCGGTTTTAATTTATTCTGTTCAATTGCAGTGTTAACTAGCGACTTAACTTCATCATATATATTTCTAGTAGTATTAATTAGAAAGTCTTTGATTAATTCTTGACTGCCTACTTCAGTTCCATCTTCTGTAGTAATAGATTTAATACAGCTGACTAGTGTTTTGATGTTTAAATCTGTTAATTTTTCAAAAACTTCGTTGAAGTGTGCTTTTTTCTCTTCAGGAGTTAACTCGCTCGATTCAATGCTGGATATTAATTTGCGTTGTTCGAAGCTGATTAACCCTACTAGGTTAATATCACGGAATATCTGCGGTTGTAGTTTAAAAATTAAACCGTCAATGTTGTATGATTGATCATATGCAGTATTTGGTTGTATGCTATCTAATACACGTCTAAGGTCAATAGAATGTGAGTTTTCGTGTCCGCAGTGTGTGCAGGTACTATCTATGTCAACTGATTCGCCGTAACTAGCTAAACGCACTGCGATCAGCACAGCATCCAAATCTACAAGAGGTAGTGCATACGGGTCTTTAATAGCAGGACAGCAACTACGAATCATTTCAGCCATGCTTTCACCATTCATTAATGCGTCCGGTGTTCTTAGCAATAATTCATCCTTAACGGTCATTGGGTACACAGGAATTTCACCAGTGACGCCGAGTTCTACAGTTTCTGGAGGATAATATTTGCCTCCACTAGGCAATTTTAAATAGATTGCTGGTTGTCTAAAATGTTTAGCTAATGGATTATTAGCAATTGGTGCAGCCATGGTCATTGAACTCCATAAATAAGATAGTAGTACCCTAATATTTATCGGACAAAAATATGGCCAGAAATAAAGTAAAAATTACATTACCGAGAGATCTTGGTGAGATTGAAGTAGATAACATTGCATCAGAAGAAACTCTCGAAGCTCTGGTAAAAGCATTAGAAGCATCAAAAGGTATTGATGACAAAAATGAGAAAAAACAAGCCGATGCACTTAAAAAAATAAACAAAGCCTTAGGGGATCAAGAAGATTCGATTGAAGAGAGTATCGAAGCATCTAAGAAAGAACAAGTAGCTAAAGGTAAGTTAAACAAAGAAACAGTATCATTCACTAAAGCACTTAAAGAAGGTGGTAAAGAAGTAGGGGCTGCGTTAGGCGATCTTGCAGGTGCTAGCTTAAATCAATTTGCCAAGTACCTTTCAAAATATGACGAAATGGCCGCAGCACCGGTTGATGCTGGTAAAGATATGCTGCAATTTATGATAGACATAACTCAGCAGACTGCTAAATTAGCTGTTGGGGTCGTAAGCGGTGGGCTTCAGGCTATGGTAGGATGGATTCCGATGGTGGGCGACGGACTCCGTGGTATAGTTAGTAAGATCGAAGGTGTAGCACAGGATATATTATCATTTGCTGGTGACATTGCTACTTTTGTTAATGACCTATTAGCTAAAGAATTTAACAAACGTATCGAAACACTTAACATGTATGCAGCTAGCTTTGTTAGTATTGCAGGCGGATTGAGTGATGTAGCTACATTAGCAGGTGGAGCCGCTTTACCAATTAAAGTATTTGGTGAAGCAGTAACTAAAGCTCGTCCGTATCTAACAGAAATTGGTCTTGCTGGCGGTGATGCAGCTAAATTAATCAGTAGAGCTATGGGTGCTCTTGCAACTACTACGGGCAAAGGCGGTCGTGCTCTGCGCGATGAAATGTTTGCTATGGGCATCAGTTTTGCTGATCAAGGTGCTATGATGGCGCAGTACATGGCTCAGATGAAGAGCTTAGGAAAAGATGTTAAGAGTATTCCTATGAGTACATTAGCACAAGGTACCGCAGAATATGCTAAACATCTACGAGTGCTTAGTGACCTAACTGGCCAAGATGCATCTCAATTAATGGCGCAGGCTCGTGCTGAAGCACAACGCGGTGCATTAATGGAAACTCTTACAGCTAATCAAGCTCGAGCATTCCAGGACAGTTTTGCTATTTTTAGCACACTACCCCAACAACAAGGCGCTAAGTTGCAATCAGCGTTGGCACAATTATTAGCAGGTGGTGTAGTAACGGATCCTATAATTGCAGGTAATGCAATTATCATGGATATGTTGCAGAAAACAGCTATGCAGGTAGGCGAAGGTAACATTAATATGGTTACTGCTACTCAGACTAATTTAGCTCAGGCTGCTGATGATTATCGTGCGGCAGGAGAAAGTGTAACTGACTTTGCAACCTTAATGAGTCCAACAGGCACGGGTGCAGTAGCACAAGGTATGAGCCAATTTGGTAATGCACTACGTCAATATCGATACGATCCAGGCGCCGCTAAAGCTGCCCTACAACAAACAGAAGCTATGGCTAATGCTAGTGGTGAATATGTGGCTATAACAGAAACTATGATGGGCTTCCAAATACAAATGGAAGCACTAACTGGCGCAGCGTTACCTATGTATACAGAAGCTATGCTATGGGCAACTGAGCAGACTATGGATGTTATGGGTGACGGTATTAAGTATATCAAAGCTATGTACGAAGCTGGTGCTGATATGACTAAACAGCTTGCAGCGATAACAGCATTAGTTGCAGACTTAGTTAATGCACCAGCAAAACCATCAGGTGTAGTAGGCGAAGTGTTGGGCAAAGTAGACGAAGGTCTTGGTAGAACTGCATCAAAATTCACTGAAATGGTACCTGACATCAGTCTCAGAGATATGCTCACTGAATCAGCAAACGGTAACGTTTTAGAAGGTCCTAAATCGGGATATCCTGCTATGCTACACGGAACAGAAGCTGTAGTACCGTTACCTGATGGTAGAACTATTCCTGTTGAAATTAAAAATGCAGGACAAGTTGATAATACTGCAATGAATAACCTAACAGCGGCAGTGACTGTGCAAAACACCAAAATGGACGAATTAATAGGACTGATGCAGAGAAACAACCAGCTAACTTCAGGAATATTACAAGCAAGTGTGTAGTGCGATAAATACTACATCTTGAGAGAATAAACTATGGCATGGAAAAAGTATTTCAAAACCGCTAACACTAGCGGGATGATGAGCCCGGTGGGTAGTAACAGTGGTAATGGTGCTAGCATGGTTGATGCTGGGTATCGTAACTTTGCTAGTCAACTACCTGAAGTATATATTGGCCATCCAAATCGTACAGAACGATATAACCAATACGAACAAATGGACATGGACAGCGAAGTTAATGCTGCCTTGGATATTCTTGCTGAGTTTATGACTCAAACTAATACTGAAAATGGTACAGGATTTGATTTGTTCTTTAAAGAAGATCCAACAGACAATGAAGTTAAAATTCTTAAAGATCAACTGCAACAATGGATTAGCCTAAACGATCTAAACAAAAGATTATTTAAACTAGTACGTAACACTATCAAATATGGCGACCAAGTATTTCTGCGTGATCCAGAAACATTTAAACTGTACTGGACAGAAATGTTTAAAGTTACCAAAGTTATTGTTAATGAAGCAGAAGGTAAGAAACCTGAACAGTACATCATTAAAGATCTAAACATCAACTTTCAAAACTTAACAGCAACAGCATTAAGTTCTAGCGATACCTATATTAATCATCCACAAGTAGGTGGTCCGCAAGGCAGTTATACACAGCCAGCAACACCTTACAGTGGTGGTAGCCGTTTTAGTCATGCACAAAATGAAGCGGCTATTGATGCTGAACATGTGGTACATGTTAGTTTAACAGAAGGACTAGACTTAAATTGGCCATTCGGTAACAGTGTATTAGAAAGTATTTTTAAGATCTTTAAACAAAAAGAACTATTAGAAGATGCTATCATTATCTATCGTATACAACGTGCACCAGAACGTCGTGTATTTAAAATTGACGTAGGTAATATGCCAACACACATGGCTATGGCCTATGTTGATCGTATTAAGAACGAAATCAGCCAACGTCGTATTCCTACACAGTCTGGTGGAGGTAGCAATATGATGGATGCTACTTATAATCCACTATCGACTAACGAAGACTATTTCTTTCCAGTGACAGCAGAAGGTCGCGGATCTACAGTAGAACCATTTCCTGGCGGAACTAACCTAGGTGAAATTACCGACTTACGTTTCTTTACTAATAAGATGTTCCGTGGTCTGCGTATTCCTAGTAGCTATTTGCCTACAGGCACAGACGAAGGTGAACGTTCATATGCAGACGGAAAAACAACCACTGCACTAATTCAAGAATGGCGCTTTAACCAATATTGTAAACGTCTACAAACACTGATCGCTGAAAAATTAGATACAGAATTTAAAATGTTCATGCGATGGAGAGGTGTGAACATTGATAATGCACTATTTGAATTACGATTTAATGAACCACAGAACTTTGCAAAATATCGCCAAGCTGAAATTGATGCAGTACGTATTAGTACATTTACAGCGTTGGAACCTATTTCATATCTAAGCAAGCGTTTCTTATTAGAGCGTTACTTAGATCTAAGCGAAGAAGAAATGCAACGTAACGACGAGTTATGGGCACAAGAAAACGGCGCGGTAGCAGATACGGAAATTCCAGAAGCTGGTTTACGAGCAGTAGGCGTAACTAATGCTGGAATTTCACAGGATTTAGAAAACACAGCACCACCAGAAGCTGAAGCAGAACTAGGCGTATCACCTGAAACTGGTGGAGAACCTGCTGCGCCAGCGGCACCAGCTGCACCTAGTGGGCTTGGATTTTAACTTATAGTATAAATATTGCTATGAACATACTTGAAATTTTCCAACCCATTCCTGCGGGTTATTCCACTGAGAAAGATGACCAAACTGCGGTCAAACTTAGTGACTTACGCAAGACAAAATTAACGTTAACTCAGTTAAATCGCCTGCGTATTATGAACGATGTACGAAAGTTAGAGTATGAAAAGAAAATTGATGCAGTACAAAATCAATACAAAGCACCTCCTCCGCAAGAAGGCGGCATGTAATTATCACACTGTTTGATTCAAAAAACACACATAAAACCCCATTTTTCAATAAATTTTGTAAATATATAAACATATAACACATTACATCCTTGTGATGTAAGTTTCGAAACTTATATTATTATTATTTTAAGGAGTTCATAATGAACAAATACGAACAATTAGTTGAGTTCATCATTAATGATGAAAATGACAA